AGGTAAAGTATGAAGACGAGTTTGATGTGTTGTTTGAGCTTGATGGCGGACTTTATGGACGAGCTGGTGGAGCGGAAGATTCAACAAAAATTGATGGGTTTATACAGTATCGAATAGAAGTTATTCACAGTATGCCCGGTGACAATCCAACAGTAGCCGTTGCTGAAAATACTATCCAAGGATACCTAGAGGAATCGCAAGAGTATTATTGGGCGCAAAGGCTCAAATGGACCAGACTTGAAAACAATAAGCAATTAACTTTAAAGATTACTATTATGGACGTTGACACTGATGCGCCGACAAAGTTCCGAGTCCATGTATTTGGGTACGACCTCGCTTAATTGACCTATGGCATTAAATTCTGAGTCGGCCATTAAACTTATCGACCTTCTGTGTGAGGGTCCGATAGAAGGGCTTGTCCACGGAAGGAAAAGCGTTTTTCTTGACGAAACATCTTCCGACCAAAAAGCTGTCAAGTCAAGCGATTTTGCAATTCGCAAAGGGACTGCTAACCAAACAAGAATTGGGTTAAGCGAGCAATTTGCAAACTCTAATACAACAATTATTTCAGTAGATACACAGGTCGGCAAAAATTATAGTGAAGAGGTTGATGAAAACAATGAAGTCTTAAAGCGGGATTACGGTGCGGGCGGCCTTGTCAAAACAGTTACAGACCCAAACGCTAACTTTGTAAAATTACTCTTTACGATTCCAAAGCTATTTTCTACAGCGGTTGAGGGCCTTGCGAGAGGACAACAATTTCCTGCAGCGATACGAGTAAGAATCCAAGTTAAAAGCAAGAATAGCAACTTTAACAATGTTACGTTTGACGGGCAAAGTTATAAAGAGTTTAGAGGAATTTCAACCTCAAACTATCAATATCAAACACCTCGAATTGATTTAACAGGGGAAGGCCCATGGCAAATTAAAGTTGATAAATTAAAATTTCAAAACAATGTTCCTGGCCCAGACGCAGAAGAAGCTTTTGAGATCAAGTTTAACGACCTTGAGGATGTAAGTAAAAAGACGCCGCTAGCTGGTGGTAGAGGCGACACGATTGTTTGGACTTCAATTGTTGTTGGTACGGATATTAAAACGGCGTACAAGCACACAGCTTGTGTTGGCCTAAGTCTTTCAACAGATCAGTTCAACACTGTCCCTGCTCGTGCATACGAAATCAAGGGGATGAAGGTTCAGATTCCATCTAGCGCAATGGTGCGTGCAGATGGAAGTTTGAATTACGGCGGCAACATCCCTTTTAACGGCAAGTTGCAAGCGCGTAAGTACACGACTTGTCCGGTCTGTTGTTTCTACGACATGGTGACGAACAGCCGTTATGGGGCTGGTGATTTTGTTAGTGCAGAAGAGTTGAGCTGGATTGATCTGATTGAGCTGTCTAAGTATTGCAACGAGCTTGTACCAACAAGCGCAGGTGGAACGGAGCCACGTTTTGCCATCAATACGGTAATTGCTTCACCAGCAGACGCTTTCAGCGTCTTGCAGGATTTGGCAAGCGTATTCCGGGGGATGATTTATTGGAAGTCAGACACGATTCAAGTAGCTGGCGACCATGGCGTTTTAGGCAGCACAACTACTGCTCTTGAGCCTGTTCACCTGTTTACCAACTCAAATGTGGTTGGTGGTGGTTTTAGTTATAACGGCGCTTCGCTAAAGACAAGAAGCACCAGGGTGCGTGTTCGCTACAACGACCCAAACAACTTTTACCGTCCTGACTTTGTTGTCATTGAAAACAAGGAGTTAGTCAATAAGTACGGCTTCCAGATCCGTGACATTGTGGCGTTCGGCTGCACGTCTAAATTCCAAGCCCAACGAATGGGCAAATGGGTTCTTGCTTCTGAAGAAACAGAAGGCGAGACCGTGACGTTCTCCGTTGGCCTTGAAGGCTTAATGGTGATGCCTGGTCAGATCTTTGCCGTTTCGGACGCAATGCGTCAGGGCGCAAGGTTGGCGGGTCGCATTTCAGCGTCAACAACAACGTCTGTTACAGCAGATCAAACAATCACGTTGCCGATTGGAACGAATCGTGAGTTGAGCTGTGTGTTGGCTGATGGAACGACAGAAACCAAATCGATTAGCAGTGCTGTCGGTAATGTCATCAACGTTTCGTCCCCGTTCAGCTCTGCGCCACAGGTAGAAACTGTTTATTCAATCCAGGCCAGCAACGTCAAGCATCAGAAATTTAGGTGTCTTGCAATTGGCGAGGGTGAGAATGGAACGTACTCAATCACGGGCGTTCAGCATGTAGACAACATCTATAACGTTGTTGAAACTGAAAATGCACTGCTTGAGTTTGCAGATGTCACGTTATTTGATGAGGCCCCGCCTGTTCCAGTTGATCTATTTTTAAGCGCAGAAGATGTAACAAAAGACGATCTTACAACAACACGAATTAGTGCGTCTTGGAGTCGCGGCAGCGCGTTTACTGCAATTTTTTTCAAGATTAAATATAAAATTGGCAATGGTGATTTTATCGAAACAACAACTACAAACACAAGCTTTGTTGTTGACAACGTAGTCCCCGGTACTAGCTTTTCGTTTTTCGTTAGAGCAGTTGGCCCAGCACCACGCTCGAAGGAATCTGCTGATGCGTCTATTGACCTTACAATTCCAGTTTCACCGCTTACGCCGCCTGATCCAACAGATGTAACTTTAGAGGTTATAACTAAAGATCAGGTTTCCTTGCGCTGGGCAATTGGCCCAACAGGCATTAACAAGGAGTCATTACGTGCGGTTATACGTCACACAACAGACGATTCAACAAATGCAAGCTGGGCTAACACGTCTATTTTGCGTACTGTTTTAGCGAACTCAACGTCTGTAATTTTACCAAGAATAAACGGAACATATTTTATTAAGTTTCAAACAATATTTGGCATACGCAGTGCCAATGCCGTCGCAGTTACTTTACTCGCGGTTGACGGAATCCCCAGATTTAACTATGAATTAATTCGAGAAGATTTTCCCGCGCAAAACGTTAAACCATTCCTGGGCGAGGGTTTTGGCGTTTATTACGACAGTGAGTACGACGGTCTTGTTCTTGACGGTGACGGCAAGATTGACGAGATTCCTGGAACATTTGACCAGCTATCGTCTGTTGATTTTGTTGGAACGCGGGGTACTTCTGGCGTCTATCACTTCCAAAAAATATTAGATCTTGGTGGCAGATATAGCATTGATTTAAGGCGTGTTTTGACCTCACGCGGACTGTATCCACTTAGCTCAATTGATAATCGTACGGCGCTTATTGATACGTGGAGTGATATTGACGGTGAGCTGGCCGATGATACGACTGCTGACATTTATTTTCGGACAACAGATGAAACGACAGCAGGCACTTATTTCCTAACTGAGGACAACAATTACTTGCTATTTGGCGAAGAAGTTATTGTTCCAGACAATCTTGTCTCTGAAAACGATGACCAGTTAATTGCTCAAAATGGCGACATAATTCAAACAAACCAAGCAGACGCAAGTGTTATTGAAATCTTGTTAACGCAAGAAGATGACACGTTAATAACGCAAAGCGGCGACACCATGATTAGCAACGTTCCCCCCGCTGGGCCTCCTGTCGATTACACAATTGACGAAAGAACAGCACTTATTGATACTTGGAATGACTTTGACAATTACGATCCAGGTGCAGCGGTTCCTGTGGCTTCAGGGACCAACAAGATTTATCAAGAGTCAAACCTTACGTTTGGAGCGTGGGCACCTGTAGAAAACGGCAATTTCACTGCAAGGCAGTTCCAGTTCAAGGCTGAGCTGAAGGCGCTACATCCTGACCAGACTCCAATTGTGGACAAGCTTGGAGCGACTATTCAGTTTGAGCGGCGGACAGAAAACAGCAACGTGCTTGTTTCCAACGATTCTGGACCGTTCCAAGTGACATTTGACAACCCGTTCTATGTAGACAATGACACGAGAGTTGCGGTTGCTCTTTCGCCGTATGACATGGAAAGCGGTGATTTCTACACGATGACCGCACCAACCTCAACAGGTTTTACGGTGACGTTCCAGAACCCCAGTGGCGTAATTATGAGTCGTCAATTCCAATACACTGCGATAGGATACGGAACAGAGCAAGTTTAATCCTAGATTCTCATGGCTCAGGCCGATGGCAGTTGCGCTAATGCAAGTGGATCAGCCTTCAGGGCAGATCTAAATACGCAGTTAGCTGCGGCTTTTACAAACCATAGCGGTGCAACTGCGCCAGCTACAACGTTTGCGTATCAATTTTGGGCAGACACAACAAGTAATAAGTTAAAAATTAGAAACAGTGGCAATACCGATTGGGTTGACTTGCGTGGGCTTGACGGTTCATTGGAAGTTAGTGCTGCAAGTGCGTTAACGGTTGGTGATGGCACGGCTGCTGCCCCTTCTCTTGGATTTACCTCCGACACCGACACAGGTATTTTCAAGCATTCAGCCAATACGCTTGGCGTTGCGCTTGCTGGCGTACAAGAACTGCTAATTGGAGGAGGACTAGATCAAGCGGAAGGTGGTGTTTCACTTTTATGGAATACGACTGTCAACCCGGCCAATAACAACAGTATTAACGGTCTTCAAGTTTGCAGCCATGGTCGTCTAAATATTGGCAATTTTGGCAACTGTATGCGCCTTAATCGTCATACGACAACTGGCCAAGTTGCAACCTTTAACTACAATGCAAGCGTAGTAGGTTCCGTCACTGTTACAGGGTCTAGCACCGCTTACAACACAAGCTCTGACTATCGTTTAAAAGAAAATGTTGTTGCGTTAACTGGTGCGAAAGCGCGTTTAAATCAGCTTGATGTGAAGCGATTTAACTTTATTGCTGAGCCATCAGTAACAGTTGATGGATTTTTGGCCCATGAAGCTGCAACCGTTGTTCCGGAAGCTGTTAGCGGGGAAAGGGATGAGCTAGATGAAGACGGCAACCCAGAATATCAAGGCATTGACCAGTCCAAACTGGTGCCACTTTTGACTGCTGCATTGCAAGAGGCTTTTGCTGAAATCGCTGCATTGACAACACGAATTGAGACTTTGGAGGCTGGCTAATGCCTGATCGCAAGATTTCTCAGCTCAAAGAACTAACAGCGCCAGCAGCGGAAGACGTTTTCCCTGTTGTAGATAATGACGAGCCACTGAGCGTTGACAAAAACAAAAGGATTACATTTAAAACGCTGCATAATGCGTTGAATGATGGAACAGCTGCAGCACCATCCGTCAGTTTTTTAAACGGTGCAAATAGCACTGGCTTGTATTACGCCGGAACTAATGAGTTAGGTTTTACGGCTGCTGGAACGTATGTCGCCAAGGTCACGACTGCAGGTTTTCAGCTAGGCACTGGTACGGCAGCAGCACAACTGCATCTGTTTAGTGCTGATACGACCGATCAAGTCATTATTGAGAACAATGATGACGGTGGGGATACTGCACCTGATTTAGTGCTGTATCGCAACAGCGCAACGGCTGCAAATGATGACAGCCTTGGCAACATTGTTTTCCGTGGTCAGTGCAATATCAACATTGCTCATGACTATGCAGCAATCCTTGCGGACATCAAAGACAACACGCATGGATCAACTGATGGCAGGTTGAACCTACAAACTGCTGTTGCTGGAACGGTTGCGACTCGTCTTCGTATTGATGGCGAGAACGTTGGTATTAAGGAAATCGCTCCACAGCATCCGCTGCATATCACGGAATCTGCGGCAAACACCGCGTTATTCCTTGAGTCAAAGGAGGTTGTTGCTGTCAGTGCAGCTGATGTGGTGTTGTATCACCATCGCAATAATGCGGCTGGTGTTGCTGCTGATGTTCTTAGCTCTGTCATTTTCCAGGGCAACGATGATGCTGGAACGCCTAACACCCTGAGTTATGCGGTAATTGAAGGATCAATTGTTGATCCAACTGACACTGAAGAAGACGGCAAGCTTGATTTCAAGGTTCAGATTGCTGGAACGTTGACGAGTGCAGCAGCAATCACATCTGCAAATGTGACGCTAGGGGTTCGACCTGTATTGCCAACGCATACCCCAGCTTCAGCTACAGCAACGGGTGTGACGGGTGAAATTGCATGGGATGCGGATTATGTCTACGTTTGCACTGCGACTGACACTTGGAAACGAGTTGCAATCAGCACTTGGACCTAATTGCTGGTTGACGTAGAATCCCTTTATTGATCGGATCTCATGGCCAACGTCAAGATCACAGAGCTTGGAGCAATAACAGCAACGGATGCAGCGACAGACGTTATTGCTGTTGTTGACGTTTCGGCTGATGCGACAAAGAAGATTACGGTTACAAACCTGCTGACGACGCCAGTTGAAACGCAGGTCACAACACAAGCTCGAACTTATACGGCAGCGCAACGAGGAACTATTTCTGCGATTGCGGTTGCGGCTGGTGATACGACGAAGGTGCTGGATTTTGCAACGGCTAATAATTTTCAGTTGACCTTGGCAAATACAGGTTCTTGCGAGCTTTCTAATCCGACGAACTTAACGGCAGGTCAAAGCGGATCAATTTTTATCGTGCAGGATGCAACGGGTAGCCGTTTGCTTACTTATGGAACGTATCTTGACTTTGCTGGTGGCACCGCACCAACGTTAAGTACGGCTGCTGATGCTGTGGATCGGATTGATTATCTGGTTCGTAGCGCGACATCAATCCACTGTGTATTCACCGCTAATTACTCATGAGCGTCATTGGTTCTAACGTTCTTGCTGGCGC